TGTTTATGATTGCTGTACCTTTAGTTTTACTCTGGGTTGGGTTTGCAGGGTTCGTTATACATACGGGACTTAATAACTCAGCAGTTCTTGAGAACATCGAGGCATATACAACTTTGATAGCTATATTAGGTGGACCAGCTCTACTTATTATCAAAGATGCTCTGGATGTTTGGAAGCAAGAACAAGCAGAGAAAACAGCTTTTTACAAAGTTAAGGCACAATCGGTTATTGACTATAACGCGTCTGTTTTACAACAAGCACAAGATATAGAAACTAACGAGCAAGTACACGAACATAAGAAGAAGTAGACACAAGTTTTATAACTGTCCGCGCCCTAATAAAGTATATGATAACGTGCGAGCACAATAGCTGTATGAAAGAATTATCTTTAGGTGATTTTAAAAGGCGCGATGTTTACCCTTGTTGTGGTAAAGCAATCGGACAAACTATTAACTGGCCAGTGCTAGAACCAGAACCTGAGGTATATGAGCCGGTAGTAGTTGAACAACCAAAGCCACCAGCAAAGAAAAAAACTTCAACAGCTAAAAAAGCAAAAAAAGCAAAAAAATAGAGTGATACTATGGCACCACGCAAAAAACCAACAAAAGCCAAGAAACAGGCAGCCGCCCGAAAAAAACCGGGAGGTTCTAATGTCGGCAAGTACAAAGGAGTTAAAGCTTTTGCGGGACCATCAGGGGGAGCACCGAAAGGAAGCTTTCCTATTAATACATTAAAAAGAGCAAAGTCTGCTCTTAAGTTGGCGCATAATGCACCAAGGCCCGGGGGAATAAAGGCGGCAGTTTATCGGAAGTATCCTAGTCTCAAACCGAAAACTAAAAAGAAAACAACTAGGAGAAGGAAAAAGAAGTAGTATGGCTAAAAGAGGTTTATATGCAAACATACACGCAAAACGTAAACGCATAAAAAGAGGTTCAGGCGAAAAGATGAAAAAGAAAGGAGCTAAAGGACGACCAACAGCTAAACAATTTAGAAGAGCAGCTAAAACTGCTAAGAAAAGAACAACTAAAAGGAGAAAGAAATAATGCCATACGGTAAAGGTACATACGGTAAAAAGGTCGGACGACCTAAAAAGAAGAAGATGAAGAGGAAAAAGAAATAATGGCTACTAAAAAGAAAGATGCTAAATTAGTACGTGCCGGAGTTTCAGGTTATAATAAACCTAAAAGAACACCAAAACACCCTAAGAAGTCACACGTAGTTGTTGCTAAAGAAGGTTCAAAGACTAAACTTATTAGATTTGGGCAACAAGGCGTAACTACAGCGGGTAAGAAAACAGATAAGAAATCTAATGCAAGAAGAAAAAGTTTTAAAGCGCGTCACGCTAAAAACATTAAGAAGGGTAAAATGTCTGCAGCTTACTGGGCTAACAAAGTGAAGTGGTGAATGGAAGAACGCGTAATAGAATTTGAGACTCGATTAAGAGAACGTGTCGGAGAAGGAGAATATGAGCGTCATAAAGAGATTGTTATACTTTTGGCAAGGAATCTTGCTATTGAAGAATTGTTGTGGGAAGAAATTCTTATACATATTCGGGATCGTTGACTCGAGAACAAAGTTATTGCGGGAAAGAAATCAAATAGTAAGAGATATACATACAGAGTTCCGTGCCCTTAATATAGAGATACCTTCTGTGGTAGAAACCAAGACGGAAGGTTTTATGAATTTCCTAGGTGATTTAGATGGAAGTGAGGGACGAAACGAAAAATCTGAAAAGCAGCGTTGACGGGTCAACATAAATTTGACTCTCAAAAATTAGAAACTTTTTTTGAAAAGGTACGCTGTGACAAAAGAAAGATGGAACAGCTTGTAAGAGCGTTCTGTGAAACATTTTTAGTTGACAATCANCAACGACCTTTGCGTATTAGACCATTGCAAATGAAAATTATAGTCAGTGCATTAACTTATCCTAAAGGAGACCCAGATAAACAAAGAAAAATGGCTATCTTGGCCCCCCGTGGTAGTGGTAAATCGTGGGCTTTATCTGTAGCAGTAGTTATCTATATGTTTTTTAAAAGATTTAGAGATGTAGTCTTTGTATTAGCACCTACTGAAGACCAATGTTCTTTAATATTTAACTATGTATTAAGACATTTTCAAGATAATGCTTTCTTAGACTCTTTAGTAGACAATTATAGATTACATAATAAACCGCGCATTGAATTAAAAGGTGGTTCTGTGTTAAGAAGAGCCCCAATATCACCAACAAATCAAGGTCAAGCTATCCGCGGACAGCACCCAACTTTTTTAGTTGTAGATGAGAGTCCACTTATCGCAGATACTTTATTTGTCGACAATGTTGAGCCTTCAATTATAGCGAATAAAGCACCATTTATAAACCTTGGAACCCCGAAAAGCAAAGAGAACCATATGCACCGTTATTTATATGATGAATCCTATGCTGATACGTTTTCAAGGCTACATTTTACTTGGCGAGATGCCATTATTAAAGGAGAAGCATACACTCCGCCGTATGACGAAACGGATATGCTTAATAAAATGACTGAATGGGGGCAAGACTCTATATACTGGCGAACCGAATATGAATGTGAGTTTGTAGAAAGCGTCTCCAACGTTTTCAATCCCGAGCAAATCAGGAAATGTTTCGATGACTACCAAATCCACTCCAGAGATTCCCTTGAGCAAGACAGAAATACAGGTTTTAACAATACTATCGGTGTTGACATTGGGAAATCTGTTAATTCTACCGTTATTAGCGTATGGAGGACCGAGCGGACTGATGGAGGCAATCTTGCACGGCTCATATATTTGGAAGAAATCAGTCCTAAATCCGGCGGTCACGATATTCCTTACCAACGCAGAAGAATTATGGAAGTGGCGAAAGCAAGTAATGCTGTGCGTATTGTTTTGGACGCTACGGGGATTGGTGGAGCGTTTGAACAAGAACTTCGAATGGATTGCATACCTCTTTCCATCCAGTTGGTTCCTTTTATTTTTACGGGTGGTAGCAAGGGGAGCAAAAGTCGAGTCTACAGAGACTTTGTCTCGTACGTCCAACAAGGAATTGTCAAAATCCCAAGTCCGGAAGTAGAACAAGGCCAACCACAAGCAAAATTCTTAACAAAATGGTATAATGAGCACATTGATTTAGAATATGTAATGGATGCGACCCAGAAAACAGAAAAAATAGCTGCACCTAATGGTAAACACGACGATTACTGTGATAGTTCCGTTTTAGGACTGTATGGAGCATTGGCTATGTTACCCGGAGAAGCATCATTTAGTAGTTTAAGTGTTGAAAAAACTAAAAGTAGAAGATTTGAGGGTGCCCCGACATCAACTTTTGCAACAACACGCACCGGAAGACCCCGTTCACACTTCAAAAAACGGTCTCCAAGGGGATTTTAGTCCAAAGTTTTAAATAGAATAATACCCTATTTAAAGATGGTAGCAATGGCTCTCTCAGATTATTTGCCTTGGAATAGGCGCGAATTTGCAACAGTCGGGCGTGACCCGCCCTTCACAAAGGACGAACCTCGAAGTTTTGGGGCAGGTGTAATTAAACGAATTAAAATTAATCGTAATTATGCTGGACGAGACTTTGAACCACAGATTGGTAATAATCGTAGGTATATGGAAATATATCTTTCAGACCCATTAGTTAGAACTTTAGTTGACTTACCTTGTTTATATGCTACCAAAGACGGGTATGACATCGTAACTGACGATGACGATGAACGAGAAGAAATAGAAACATTGTTTCAAGATATAGATATGGATATACTTCTTTATAGTTATTTAAGAAACGCACGTATTTTTGGAACAGCTTATATGGAATGGACTGGTGATAACTTAATTCTACGTTCTTCNCAGAATATGTATGTACAACGTACAGAAAGTGGAGAAGTGCAGTTTTATTACCAAGAAGTGGGAACAGACCAAGAAAATGTTAGATTTGAAGATGATGAGATAATAGAATTAAAAAATAATCCATTTGATGATTATGCGTATGGATTATCTGACATACATACTATACAGTATTTAGTAGATTTAAAAGATTATGCAGAAAGAGATGTCGGAGCAGCATTGAACAAATATGCAAACAGCCGTTACGATATTTCTTGCGGATTACCTGATATGCCATATGGACCGGATAAAATCAATGAGATAGTTGATGCATTTAATGCATTAGAACCCGGTGAAGATATAATACACGGTAATGATATACAAGTAAAAGAAATGCAAGGTACACAAAGAGCATTTGAGTATGGAAAGTATATCGATGACATAATGATGAAAATACATATGGCAATGAAAGTACCAATAACAATGTGGTCGAGCCCAGAAGACGCACGACCAATTTTTGAACCTTACGTTAAATATTTACAGAAAGCAGTCGAAGGCGCACTCAATTCCCAATTGCTACCACAACTAGGGAATGGAAAAGCCAAATTTGCATTTAGACATATGAATGTTGAAGATGCGTTTGTCAAAGCTAAGACTGATATGATATACTTGGCAGAAGGAGTTCTATCACCTAAAGAAGTGAGAGCTGAAAGAGGTCTAGACCCAGAAGGAATCGTCGAGCAATTGATGGAAACTGCTAAGGATGTAAATGTTTCGGGTGGCCGTGACCAAGATAAGAAGGAAGAAACTCAGAGAACTGAGAACAGAGATGGAGGAACTAAGAAAGGCGACGTTCGTAAAACAGCACGCCGAGCTTATGAATCCAAGGGTAACAAACCTTCGGCCAATCCTACAGGAGGTCGAAAATAATGAGTAACTACGAAAGTTGTAATTTAGAATTAGCCCCACGTTTGAAAAAACGAGGCTTTGAGAACTATGAAGCACTAGCTTCAAGCATTTGCGCAATGCGCTTTAAAGATGATTCTGGTGTACCTACACGAAAGTTTAGTAATCCAATTGATTCTAATGAGAAGCAAAGAAGTTTTGCTATGGATTTTTCCATAAAACTTGATGACAGTTACCCAGAACACTTTAATAGTGACCTCAATGTATGGGAATTCCCTGTATTGGCTATCACTTCAGGTGAGCATAAGTACACGGAAGACGGGAAAGAGGAGAAGGTTTATATAGAACCAAGCATCCTTAAGAGTAATATAGAGGCTTTTAACGAGCTTCCAGTTTATGTCAATCATCAACGTACGCCAGATGATTTGATTGGGAAGGCTATAAATCCCAGCATAAGCGAAATGGATAACGGAAAGATAGCACTTAAAATGCTAGCGCAAATTTCCGATAATGACAGGGCACAAGAAATTGTGTCTAAAATGAAAGACGGGAATGTCACAAACGTCAGTATTGATTGGTTTTCCAAAGATATTGATGTAATGGGTGACACGTATGCTACAGACATTCGGCCCGTAGAGGTTTCGTTTATAGATAACGAAGTCGCTGAAGCCGTCTGTAAGGAATGCACGATTGACACGAAGTGTGCCACAGAGACCGATGAATCACACGATTGCGGTTGTGATGGTTCAAGTGAAGCGTGTGGATGTAGCCCCGCAGACGGAAAAGATAGCGAGGATGATATAATGAGCGATAAGCAAGAAGTAAAATCTGAAGCCGAGTCTTTAATCGAGAGGGAGTTTGCAAACTACAAAAAACAACTCGAAGAACTAACAACGTCACATTCTGAATTGCAAAAACAATATGAATCTGCAACTACAGCTATTTCTGAATTTGAAACAGCTGAAGCAAAAAGAGTCGAAGAAGAAGCTAATGCCCGTAAGAGGGAAATAGTTAATTCAATCGTCAGCAAAGAATTATTAGTTAGAGCAGAAGAAGAATATAACAAAGATGTTCGTTTCGAAGAATTGTTCAAGTGGGATGAAAACAAACTTGCAGGTTATAGCGAGGCAATGGCAACTCTTCCAGCCGCAGAAGATACCGAAAGGTCCTTCGGCAAGGGTAAGAGTCGCGAAGCAAGCGAGGCGCCTGTGGAAACACAAGCACCAGAAAGAGAACGATTGTTCTCAATGGATAAAAGCGGTAAAATCGTTTTTAACAAAAAATCACTAAAAGGTGAATAAATATGGCAACAGAAGTATTAATCAATGATGGTGGAGCACCCGCCAGAATTATACCGTACATCGCTGGTTCAACCATATCTGCAGGAGACCCATTACAAGTGGGTACCGACGGGGAAGTCGATGCCTGTTTCACGACAAGTGGTAGTATGTTGGGCGTAGCCCTTACTGCCGCAACGTCTGGAGCAGTAGCAAACGTTATAACTGGTCGTGGAGTCGTTCTAAACGCTCTATGCAGTGGTTCAGCAGGTGGAGATAACATCGTACCCGGAGTTACATTAGTTCCGGATGCAAGAGGATTTTTGGTCAGTGGCGTAGCCCACGCATCATATCCAGCTTGGGGCGTCGCAATCGCTCTAGGTACAGGCAGCGCAACAGCAGGACTTTTAAAAGTTCAAACAGGACCATTCTGAGGAAATAAAATATGGCAATAACAGGAGTACAAGAACAACCGGGTGTATTGACGTCAGTCAACGAAGGTTCATATGCAGCAACTGGTGGTACTGGAGAGAGAGTCATAATCGATTACAAAGATGTAATTAATGATTATAAAATGACTGACTTACCAGCATTATCATTGTTTTGTGAACCAATGTCTACGGACACCGGTGGAAACATTGACCTAACTTTTTCACTACCATCAATGAAGATGGAACAGATTGATGAAGGAAGCACACCTCAGTACCAACACACTAAACTACGCTCTGAGCGAGTTTCAGTGAAGGAATGGGGAATTGCAGTCGGTGTTACCAGAAGAATGATAGAAGATTCAAGGTTCAACGAAGTTGAAATGGCCTTGAACGAAGCACGCAAAGCCGTCGACAGACATATGACTACCCACGTTATTCATATGATTTTCGGATTGGCAGACACAACACTTGGCACAGGAAATGATGGTCAGAACATCACAGCCGGCCCCGAAACAGCGTCCTCAGAAGGACCCGGAGCAGGAAGTGTAACTGATTTCAGTACTTGTCCTAACGGAGCATTCATCGCAAGCGGTGGAACAATCAACACAGGTCGATTGTATTCCTACGCAAACGTTGACGATAGTAACTTGGTTTCAAGTCACTACGTGAATGCAGCAAGTGGAGCAGCAGGCGCAGTATCACTAAGTGATATAACAAATGCAATGGATTTGATTGGAGAACAAGGATACTCAGCCGATACGGTTGTAATATCCCCAGCTCACTACAAATCTTTGTTAAACCTAGCAGACTTTACAACTGCATATGTAGATGGTGGAGCAGGAGCCCCAACCACTGCAGGAATGCAAGGTGGAAGTCCACTCGCTAACACAGCCGCTAACGGCTTAGTGGGTAGATTGTTCGGTCTAAACGTTTTTGTTAACGCTTGGATACCGTCGTCAAGATTTGGTGTATTTGATATGAAAGTCAAACCAGCAACATATGTCGAAAGACGTGCGTTGACTGTAGAAGAGGCAAATCCGGGATTCGGAATTGTCGGTTCTTACCTATCTATGAGATATGGATTAAAAATTATCAGACCAGAAACTGGTGTGATTGTAATTAATACATAAGGTTAGATGCAATAATAGTTATGGGGTTCTATCCAAAAACCCCAAACCTTTTTTTAATAGCGTGCGCTATAGTATAATAGAACAAAATGCCAGCAACCCGAAAATATATGACCCCCACCAGAAGAAATGGGACTGGTGGAGCCGCCGGAGCAACCGGACCCGCAGGCCCTACTGGAGCCACAGGAGCGACAGGTGGAACAGGAGGAGCAGGACAGACAGGNNCNACNGGNCCNCAAGGTAATACTGGGGTTCAAGGAACAACAGGACCAACGGGTCCACAAGGAGTTCAAGGAACAACAGGACCAACAGGTCCTCAAGGCAATACTGGTGTGTCTGGTTTAATAGGTGCAACCGGTCCACAGGGGAATACAGGTGTATCCGGATTAATTGGTACAACTGGACCAACAGGTCCACAGGGACCTCAAGGCAATACTGGTAATACAGGACCGCAAGGAAATACCGGTAATACTGGACCACAAGGTATTTTTGGTGGCAATAGTCAAGAATTTAATTATAGTAGTTTTGATATTAGTGCAGGCTCACCCCAAAAAACCAATTTTGGATTTGATATTCCAGTACCGGGTGGAGGAGGTTTACCTGCATATAGTTCAATTACTAAAGTAGGTATTTCAGATTATGATATTAATAATGACGATGTTAGTGATTGGAACGATTCATTAGACGATGGTAATAGTTCAGTCAGAGGACATTTAAGAATATTTGCAACAGCAGATTCAACAAAATGGGTTACATTAAATATTACAGGAAGTAATTCATCAGGAGGCACGGGTGTCGATGTTTATGAAGAAGTTCAAGTAGCATATGTAGACCATAATGATTATTTTAACAATGGTGAAGATTGTGTGATTACATTTGTGCGTTCTGGAGATAAAGGAAATACAGGCGCAGCCGGCGCCCAAGGCAACACCGGCGCTACCGGCCCAGCAGGGTCAACCGGAATTACTGGTGCTACAGGGCCGCAGGGTCCTCAAGGCAACACTGGAGTTTCAGGATTAGTGGGTTCAACGGGCCCTCAAGGTAATACGGGAACTCAAGGCCCTCAAGGTAACACAGGGACTCAAGGCCCTCAAGGTAACACAGGGACACAGGGACCTGTAGGTAATACTGGAGTTTCAGGACTCGTTGGTTCTACGGGACCACAGGGAAATACCGGAACGCAAGGTCCTGTCGGAAATACAGGTGTTTCGGGATTAGTTGGTGCGACTGGCGCAGGTGGAGCTGTAGGACAGACAGGAGCAACAGGTCCAGCAGGGTCGCTTGGTAATACAGGAGCAACGGGGCCTCAGGGACCAGTTGGGAATACGGGTGTCTCAGGTTTAGTTGGTTCAACAGGACCCCAAGGTAATACAGGTACTCAAGGACCCCAAGGTAATACTGGGACACAAGGACCAGTTGGAAATACAGGGGTATCAGGTTTAGTAGGTGCTACCGGTGCAGGAGGAGCTCAGGGTAATACCGGAGCAACTGGCGCAGGCGGAGCACAAGGAAATACAGGCGCTACTGGTCCACAGGGCCCACAAGGTAATACTGGAACTCAAGGACCAGTTGGTAATACAGGGGTTTCTGGTCTAACGGGAGTTTCTGGTTTAACTGGAGTACCCGGGACTAATGGTACTAACGGCAATACTGGAGCAACTGGGCCTGCAGGTTCTGTGGGCAATACAGGTGCTACAGGTGCTCAAGGGCCTCAGGGTAATACTGGGACGGCAGGTGCACAAGGTAACACAGGAGTTTCTGGAGCCACCGGACCTCAAGGACCACAGGGAAACACAGGGACTCAAGGCCCACTTGGTAACACAGGTGTGGCAGGNTCGGNAGGACAAACTGGAGCTACAGGCGCTGGAGGAGCGCAGGGTAACACAGGAGCAACAGGTCCGCAAGGGCCTCAAGGCAATACTGGGACTCAGGGAGCAGTAGGTAACACCGGAGTATCGGGAGCAACCGGTCCACAAGGACCTTTAGGTAACACGGGAGTACAAGGTGCTGCTGGCAACACGGGAGCTACGGGACCTGCTGGGTCTTTAGGTAATACTGGAGCAACTGGCGCAGGTGGAGCACAAGGCAATACTGGAGCAACTGGCGCAGGTGGAGCACAGGGCAATACCGGAGCAACAGGCGCAGGTGGAGCACAGGGAAATACAGGCGCTACTGGCCCACAAGGACCACAGGGTAATACTGGGGCTGCAGGAGCATTAGGGAACACTGGTGCCACTGGCCCAGCTGGAGCAGCAGGAGGATTAGGAAATACTGGAGCTATGGGCCCTGCTGGAGCAGCGGGAGCCTTAGGAAATACTGG